ATTAAAACCTTTAACACCATTAGTAGGTTTTTCGTATTTTTCTAGTTCATAAATAACACCGTTTGCATCTATTAACCTATGATAACCTACAGACTTCCATTTTAAAACATCTTTCCAATAATTTAAAATTGATTGTTTAGTAGCAGTTGGTTGAGTAGCTGTGCAGTGAATTACAATATAATTAATTTTTCTCATTATTTTTATTTTTATAAGTTTCTATTGTTTTTAAAACTGTATAAAATATAGAAGCAATTAATAGAATTATTTTTAAAGCGTTTTCTATGTTAGAGAAACTTAAAGCCATTGTTATAGTATTTAAAAAATACAATTTTAAATCGTTATTAGACATTTTTACTTTTCATTAAACGTTCAACAATATTCGTAACTCCCTCTATAGTTATATAAGAAGTAGAAACTATAACCCAATCAGTAGAAGTAATAACTCCAAAGAATAAACCTATCGAAGCTATTACAAATACTGTTAGTTTTCTACTTAACCACTTATTTAAAAATAAATCTATTTTCTGTCTAGTCATTACGAAGCAAAAGTATGTTTAGGGTTATTTACTTGTATTTCATTACTACCGAAATCAATTTTATTTTCACTCATTACGTCAAAATGGTATCCATCTGCGTAAACAGGTTCGGTAATTACATTAAATTTCTCATCGTAAGTACCATTCTCTAAAACGATTAAACCTATGTCTACAATAGCTTGTATACCTTGCCCGTAAGCTAAAGTAATTTCTTTGTTAAGGTTTTCAGTTTCTACATAAACTTGCTTTGCTAATAAGTCAGCTATTGCAGTTTCTTTGTCTGTGTATTTTAATTTATATATGTACATTTTAGATAGTTGTTAAGGTTGCTAATTCAGTTGAAGTTAAAGCTGTTTTCCAAATAACAGAAGATTTATATAATGATTTTACTGAAGCTGTACCTAAAGAACCAGCGCCATAATCAACAACTGATAAAGAGCTGCTAAAAGAAAATGCTGTAGTTCCTGAAGCTATAGAAACTCCATTAATGTATAAATTATAGTTTCCTGTTTTATAAGCTAAAGCAACTTTAATTATAGAATTATCTGTAATACTAAAAGAAGAATTATCAAAAATTACTGAGGAATTTGATTTTAAATATGCTCGTATTTTATCATTTTGTTTTCCTATAAAAATCCAATTTATATCAGTACCATCATAAACACTAAACCAATTAACGCCACTTTCATTTTGATTAGCAGATATTTCTACAAAAATAGTCCCCTCTGTTTGCCCTATTAAACTACTTATACCTGTTTTAGATATTACATCTGCGTTTCGTGTTACACTTGCTGAAGTTGTAGGAATGTATGAAGTAGCGTAAGAACCTGCTTCGATTTGTGCGCCCCAAATGTAACAATACGCTACTCCACTTGTACCTCTTAATTCAATATCTATAAAGTTATTTGTAGAATTAAATGCAACAGAATAAGTATATCTTGTCCAATTTGCAGTAGGTGTAATATCTACAGTACTTTTAGTATCGCTAATATCTAAAAATGCAGTTACTCCACTACCTTGTTTTATGTATAAAGAAAATGTTACAACAGTACCGTTTGATACACCACTTATAGTTTGTCTTAATATAGCACTACCTGCCCCACCCATAGTAACTTTGTCAGCAGTATTAGTTCCATCGGGAGCTATAGTTTGATTTGCTAATACACTTCCATTAAACATAGTCCACGTTAAATTATCAAATTCTTGACTTCTTAACGCTAAATTAGTTCTTTGTGGCTCAACTAATATACTCGGACAATTACTATTTGTATAGTCTAAACGTGGTACATTAACCGCTACGCTTTCAATTAAACCTGCACTATTAACTCTTGTTGCTGTTGTAGCTCTTGTAACACTTAAATCTCCTGCACCACTTGTTGGTTTTATAGCGTATAACTTACTCGCTTTTGCACCATTTGGAGTTATGCAAAGTGAGGCACTTTCAAATAGACTCATAATCTTTTAATTTTATTAAATTGGTTTTATTTTTATATTTTCCATTAAAAAGCATTCTTAAATAGTTATCTGAAATATTAACTGATTTAGCAGCTTCTTTCATTGTATTAAATATTTGTTTTGTTTCAATATTAATTACTTTTACTGCTGCAGGATTTTTACCACCTTTTACTGCATTGCTTTTTTTTATTAATGTTTCTTTTGTAAAAACTTGTAAAGCTCTTTTTTGTTTTATTATTTCTTTTGTAGCATCAGTATGTTTTTTGTTTTTAAAACAACTTTCTTTTCCTTTTTTAGCTAAAGATAAATTCTCACAGTGAGTTTTACTTCTTACATAATCTAAAGGCAAATTTCTAATTCCTTTTCTTCTTTCTGATATTTTTTTTCTAACGCTTTCAGTAACATTTTTAGTCCCTTCACCACCATCAGTTAAGTTACATAATATACCTGTTTTGGTATCTTTTCTACCATATAAGCTAATTAAAAAAACTTCTAATTCAATAGCATCTTCAAAAGATAAATTTTCAGCTAAAACTTCAACATAATATCCGTGTTTGTCAACTATGTTTTTCCAATATGAACTTCTTTTTGTTTTAGTATATGGTCTTGAGTTATTACCCATTCCAACATAAAAAACACTATTGTTGTCTTTTGTTATATGTCTATAAACACACTTATCAAAAGATAAACTCATATTATATATTTTCTATATTATTAATTAAACATTGTTTTGCTTCAAATACTCCACTATCTGTATCAATTCTTGCTATAAAGTCTATAACCGCTTCTATTTCATTACCTAAAATTTCAGTTTCTCCACTCCAACTAGTAGAATAAACAGAACCCCAATTTATATCGTTATTTATAGCACCTTGACCCCAACCTATATCGTTGTTATTTACGCCTTGACCCCAATCAATATTATTTGCCATTGTTAGATTTTAAAGTTTCTACTTTTTTTAATTGCTCAACTTTAGCCAAATATAAATTTAGCTTTTTAAAGTTTTTAATCTTTACGTTACTATAAATACCAGCCACCATAGAAATTATTTGTATCAGGGTTTACATCCTCGTTATTATTATTGTTATATTCAGGGTATGTATTTGTATTATAACACATAAAATCTATAAAACGCTGTGTATAACTTTCTGCTATATCCCTTTCTTTTTCAACTAAAAAATCAACTTCCGCTTTGTCTACATTAGTTGAGTTTTCAGAAGTATGTTTAAACAAACCTTTGTTACTTAATGTATATGCTGCAAATGGTAAATAATAAACCATTGCCCAATGAATAAGCATAGGTTTAATATATGTAACTAAAAGATTTTTATAATCTACAAATGCAGTTTCGTTAATATCATCGTTTAAAATCAAATCCTGTAACTTTTTGTAAAGTTTAGAACCTAAATAATTTTGAATAGTAATATCTTGACTAATTTTTATATACTCGATAAAATCATCAGCATCTAAATTACCGTTTGTAATTGTAAATTTCTTTACATCTTCTGTACTTATTAATAATGCGTAAGCCATATCTTAATTTGTTTTAGGTAAAAATCCCTTGTTTGGCATATCTATAGGTCTTTGTGCTACTAAATTTGGGTTTTTAATAACGTAGCCGTATTTCTCTGCTTTAGCCCCTGCTATCTGTTTTGCTTTTGGTGAATTAACATCAATATTTACACCCTCAAAACTTGCGTAAACTTGCTTATTCCACCTATGATGGCAAGCACCACCGCCTTTATATAACCACACATCTACAAAAGGCGAACCATTAGGTCCAAAACCTTTTTGTTCTCCCTCGTTATTAGTTCTAACCTCGTTTACTATTTTGCTTGACATAGCAACAATATCTTCTTTACGATATATTTTACCTGCATCAATCATTTTCTGACAAAACTTTCTACTTTTTGTAGAAGTTTCTCCTGCATATACATAGCGTGTAATAAATCTTACACCATCTATATTTTCATCTTGCTCACTTTTTGCGTTACCTCTTGCAGTTCCTGTACTTACAAAATTATACGCTTTACTTAATAAACTTTGTTTAGGCTCTTTAGATAATATTTCATTTTCTGCATCATCATTATCATAATCTACTTCGCTTTCATCAATTAAAAGCCATTTAGCGTTTGCTGTTTCGCCTAATTCAATTAAACTATTAGCTACTTCATTATCTAAATTATCTTCGCTTAAACAACAAGTATGTGCAGATAATTGAGTTCCTGTTTCTTCTGTTACTTGGTCTTGTGTTTGTGCATTTGTTAAATCTGTAAACTCTAAAGGTTGAATAGTTTTAAAGTATAATTTTAATTTAATATCATTAACAGCTAAAATAATATCTAATGCATCGATAATCTCTAATTGGTATGGTTTGATAACTAAATTATCATATAACAAAGTAGCTGTTTTAATTTCATCTGCATTATTACTAAAACCACCACCTGCATCACGAATACCTAAAAGCATAGGTGAAGTAACTCTATGCCCTACAACTAATTTTTCAAAACATTCTTTACTTAAATATTCGTAGTGTGCTGGTGCATCATTTAAAGGAATATCATCTACAGTAGTTTTGTTATCTACCGAACTGTTAAAACCTACAATTACTTTTTCACCTCTTGCACCTGTTAATTTTCTTTTAACCTCGTTTGCAATTTCTTCTCTTTTTTCTTCTGGTGGCACACCGTTATTAAAATTGATAACTTTAGTACCACTAAAACCATTCATTACATCATTAATCAAATAATCGCTTATTTCTTCTTCTAACTTTGCATAAGGTAAAGCACCGCTATAATCAATCGGAGTGTAATAATGATAACCACTAATATAAGGTTTAATAATGTATAACTCTACTTCTTTACCATCACCAAAACCAAAAGCAGGAATTCTTTTTATTTCTTCACTTGGTTTTTTATTAGCCCAATCAGGGTGATAATACCACGCTTCAATTTCGCCTTTATCGTTGCATTTTTCAGCTCGTAAAGTGTGCATTGGAAAATGGTCTACAAATTTTACCTCGCCTTTTTCATAACCAACCTGCATAGCAGCCATTCCTAAAAGTTTACGCTCTAAACCAATTTTCTTTAAACAATTTGGTTTAATAATAGATATCATTTTAGCGTACTCATCAGGTTTTTTATTAGCATCTAATGCTGATATACCTTTTCCGTAAATCATATTAGAAACACCTGTTATAATAGCGTTATTTGTAGTACTGTATAAATATCTTTCAATTAAAAAATTAAAATAATTATTATCTGCACCGTACTCTACAAATTCACCCTTTTTACTTTCGTTTATTTGTGGTGAAGTATATGCACTTAAATTTAAAATGTGAAACATATTATTCAAATATTTTGTATTCGTTACTTGTTGTATGTTGAGTATATTGGTCTTTGTTAATTGTGTAATTTGCAATTACTTGATTTGTACAAAAAACCTTATCCCTATAAACTATATCCGTGCCATTTAAAATAGTAAGTGTATAGTATTTATTTTCTTTAATTGGGAATATTACAGAAGTTGCTACGTAATACCTATCTATTGAAAACGTGCAATTAATTTCTGTTTCTATATTCGTTTCTTCATCTCGCAATACAATAGCATCAGCATTACTACCATAAATAATAGCGTTTAATGTTTGTGCTGTTTCTTGTTCTCTTAAGATTATCATATTGTTTTATTTAAAAACACAAAAGTTACATTTTTGTTTTTAATTATTTTAAAAAAGTTGTATTTTTAAAAATTATTTGTATATTTGTTGAAACAATTAAAATAAAATAATTATGATAAAAACAAAAAAAGAAATAACAGAAATGCAAACTTTTGTAAAATTAATGTCAATTATTTACAAAGAAATGGGAAGTGATTTATTTAATAATTTACAAAGAGCTATTAATGAAATAGGGTGTGAAGAAAATTTAAAAAATTAATTATGGTTATAGGAATAAAATATAAGTTTTATAATAACTTAATAGGTACTTTAATACAAACAAATAAAAATTACGGATTGTTTAAATTTGAAGATGGTAGTCAATTTGTGTTTAACTTAAATAAATTAAAATGAATAAAATTATAAATAGTTTAATTGATAGAATAATACATTTAGAAATAGAAAATAAATCATTATCTAACTACAAATTTACTTCAGAAAATAAATTAAAAGCTGCTGAAAATATAATATCTAATCTTAAACAAGAAATAACAAATATGCGTTTAGGTATAGATGAATTACAAAAAGAAAAGGGTAGCAATTAAGTTACCCTTTTTTATTGAAAAAACTATTTAAGTGTGCATTAAAGCATAAATAGTGTATTATTAAAAAGTTGGTATTTTACCTAACTGATTAAAAAATGTTTGATAATCTTTAATTGATTTTTGTAAATTTTCTAAAGTATTAATCTCTTTTACATTATTAGCTTCAAGTCCTAAATCATTTGCTTGTTTTTTAAACTCATCTATTTGAGTTTTTACAAATTGCCCATAAGATAAAATAGATTTTACACTATCACCTAAAGCGTTTTTAGTTTGTTGTGCTTTTGCTAATTCACTTGCTAATTGATTACCTATTTTTTCAACAGAACCAATACCACTATTAATATCTGAAATACTTTTTTGTAATTCTTTTACAGAAGCTAATTCAGTTTTAAATAATTTACTGAATACTTGTTTTTCTTGTGGTGTCATATATTTTATTTTTTTAAAAAAAGCGAGAATTATTTAAAATCTCGCTTTTTCTTACATTAAAAAGATTTCTTAAGAACCAACTACTACTGTAAATCCTGCAGCAGTTAAAGTATCACCGATAAAGTTAGCAGGTACTTTTTCTTGTCCTGTTAAAGTTAAAGTATAACCTGATAAATCTCCCATTGCACCACCTGTTACAATAGTACCACCTGTTACATCCATACCGTGCTGTAAACCTGCGTAAAAGAAATTACCGTTGTTATCTTCTATAATAACTTGTGGTCTACCATAAGCCATTAATTTTAATTCTTTATTATCTTTTGGAGTTAATTTTTTAAATGTTAATTCCAAAACTTGCTCAAAAAACGTTGTTCCGTTTTCTCTTGAGCTGTTAATGTTTTGAGTAAAGGTAGAAGCACCTTTTAACTCATATTTGTATGCAGATGGAGTACCAACTACAGCGTCAATAACGTCTGTATTTGTAGCATCGTAAGTGTATCCTGTTACATCTCCGTAATTTACGAAGTAAACATTTTTTAAACCACCTACAGAGTCTTTACATACTTCCAATCTACCTAAACTTAAATCACAAGCCATAGTATATATTTTTTAAAAGTTAAAATTTTTAAAAGAAAATTATTTTTTTATAAAATAACTATTCTTTTTATTTGTTCAGTAATCCTTTCAGTAAAAACCGTCATATCAGGTAGATTATTTTTATGTCTATTGTTTTGATATTGTGTCATCCATTCTAAATTTTCTAAATTATTATTAAGTCTATTTTTATCTTTATGATTAATAGTTTCTTTATTTTTTTCATTTATTAAAAAAGTTTCACCAACTAATCTATGAACTCTTTTTGTATTTTTAGATAAATTTAGTTTTAAATAACCATCAGTACCAATACTTTGTTTAAGTATTTTTTGACTTTTTATTGATTTAACTCTACCAAAAGTAGATACTAAATAATGTTTTTCAAAACCTTTAACTTCTTTCCAAATTTCTACCATATCTTTTTTTTATTACAAAGATACTAATTTTTTAAAAAGGGTGCAACATATATCACACCCTTTTTTATATTAATTATGCTGGAGTGTAAAGAACGATTTCAGAACCTACACCGTATTGAACACCTGCAGTAAATCTCATTACAACTCTTACGTTTTGTGAACCATCGATATCAGCCATATCAATTAATTTAACTTCATTATGGTCAGATAATAAACCTGTACCGAAGTATAAGTTAGATTTTTGTGCAGCCATCATATAGTTAGAAGCTAAACCGTTAGCAACAAAGATTTTAACACCATCAAAAGAAAGTGAACCGTTGTTAAACCATTGAGTACCTTGTGAGTTTGTACCGTTTGCACCTAAACCAGAAGCAGCAAAACCACCTAAAGCTCTAACGTAAGCACGAGCTACGTTTTGAGAAACATAAATGTATAAATCTTCTTTTCCGTATAATGCAGCAGGAATAGCATCAACCACTTTACCTAATTCAGCAATAACGTTAGAAGCAGTAACTGTAGTACCAACTACATCAACTACAGTTGCATCAGCAGTAGCTAAAGTTACAAATCCTGCGAATTGTCCAGCTGTAGCATCTACTCCACGCCAAATTGAAATTTCATTATTTTCTGCTACTTTAGCAGCAACGTGTCCGATTAAATAATCAGCAAAAGATTTAGGTAAAGTTTCAAATGCAGACATTCCCATTTCGATAGATTGCCAAGTTGCACTAAAATCTTTTTTACATAATTCTAAATTTACCTGAAATTCCTCAGGAGTAATAATTCTTTCAGTTAAAGTAACTGTAGAAGTTGCATCAAAAGCACAAGTAGCATTTTTAACGATAGCATCAGTTGCTAAACGTTGGATAACTGATTTGTACTTTACGTTTGGCATTACTTCAATTCCACCATTCTCAATAGTAGAAGCTGATAATAATGCAGCAGAGATATATTTCTTTGAAAATTCTCCGCTATAAGATGTTGTAATACTTGTTGTAGTAGCCATTTTTTTTAATTAATTATTAGTTTGCTATTTTATTCATTACTCTGTCGAAAGTAGTCATTACTCTGTTTTGTGAGAATAATACTTTTTCAACGTTTGGTTTTGCATCAGGGTTGTGTGTTAAAGGTTGTGCAGATAATTCTACTTTTTCTTCAATCACTTCTACCTGTTTTGCTAATTCTGTTTTAAGATTTTCGATTTCAGCTTTTAAAGCATCAACATCTTCTTTTGAAAAATGCGACTCTCTAACAGTAGACTCGATTACTTTTTTAGCGGTTGCTGGTGTTGGTTCTGCTGCTTGTTCTACTTCTACTTCAACTTCAGGTGTTTCCACTTCTTCAGCTGCAGCTTCTTTAATTTCAGCAATTTCCCCCTCAACTGCAACTACTAAAATCTTTCCGTTATCAAGAATATACTCACCTACAGGCAAGGCAACTCTATCTTCACCGTTTACAATAAACACCGCTTGACCTGCTTCAAACATTTCTGCTTCAATTAAGGTACCGTTGTCTAATGTCATTTGCTCTAGTTTGATTTCCATACCAAGCAATTTTTTGATTTCTGTAATTACGTTTGACATATTTATTAAATTTATTTAAAAACAATAGTTTTTAATTGTTGTTGTATTTTTTAAATACCAGACAATTTATTTTTTATACTTTCAGATTCTTTTAGATTTTTAATTGCAATATTTTTTGACTCAATCATATCCTTTGCATCTAATCCTAATTCTTTAGCTCTATTTATTACATCGTCAGCTAATTTTATACATTCAGTATAATTTCTAATACAATTATTTAAAATACCTGAATTAGTTTCTCTTATACTTTTTAAAGAGGCATCATATAAAGTATTACCTGTTTTTAATTTTTGATTTACATCATCAACTAAAGCCAAATCAATTTTATGCGTTCCTAATTCAGTTTTAGTAAATAATTTACCAAATACGTTTTTTTCTTGTGGTGTCATTGTTTATCCGTTTACTCTTGTTATTACTCTTACTCCGTTGTTTTCTGTAACGGTTACATTATCTACTCCTGTAGTTTTACCAATAGCTTGGTTTTGTAAATCACCATTACAACATTCTTTGCTATATGTGTTATCATCACACAAACAACCTTTTTTGCCACCTACTGGGCTTGTTTTACTTTTTGTTTTTCCTGACATTTTAATTTAAATTTGTGTTAATATATCTTTTAGTAATTGTTGAACCTCTGCTTCTGTGTATAGCTTTGGTTTTTCTATTATTTAAGTTTTAATTCCATACTAAAATCTGTTCTTAGTTGGCTTGCAAATGCATCAAACTGCTCAGCATCTTCAAAAAATAAAACATCTAATATTTTATTTCCTACTGATGGTGTTAAGTTACTTGTTAATTCTATGTAATCGCCACAAAATTTAACCCATTCTGTATTATTTGGAAAATCAGACGCACTTGCACTACCTACAAAATTAAAAATCAAATCAGCAGTAAAACTACCATCTGTGTTTAAACCTATAACAACATTGTCTAAACCTGTTGCTAATTCTTGCTCTTTACTTGCTGTTATTGTAAATGTGTTTTTAGGGCTTTCTATTCCGCCCCCTCTTGTTAATAATCTACTCATTTTAGTAATTGTTTTATTTTTTCAATTAAAATTTCATCTTCATTTTGTTGTTTACTTAACTGCTTTTTTTCTTCTAACTTATCTGCAAAATAACCCTCTAATGAAAACCCTTTTACTTTACCTGTTTTAACATAGTCATTCCAAACGCTATCATCTTCAACTTTAACCGAAGCCATCCAAGTACCTATAGGCACACTTAAATTATAAATAGCTGATTTATCTTTTTCAGTATTTTCAACTATCCAACTTTCAACTACGGTTAAACCTTTAATTTCTTTACCGTGTTCTAATGTCCAATTATTTTGATTACCATTTTTAAAGAATAACTGACTTGCTTTGTTTACAGTATCTTTTGAAAAATAAATGTAATATTCATCTTCGCCATTTCTTCTATAAATTGGCTTTTCAGGAATTAAAACCGCACCCATTAAAATACGTTTCTCAGTATCTACTTGAGCAAGTTTAATTTCTTCAGATTTTAACGCTACGAAATTTGACTCAATAGCAGGTGTAGCTACTACGCTAATAGCATCCACACCACTTAACTCGTCTTTATCGTCTATTATTAATTCTATAAGGTTCATATTATTTTTATTTAAAAACATTAATTACTATATTTTGTTATTTTTTATCCTAAACTTGCATTGTTTACAATATTTCTATCTAAACTTTGTTGGCTTGTAACTTGGTTTGCAACTACAAACGCTTGAACAGGTTGCTGATTTCCTAAAGTTTCTGCTAATTGATTAACACCTGTGTTACCTACAACGTTAAATTGTGGTGCAGCTGCAGCAGCAGACATACCACCACCACCACCAGAACCACCCCCAACAGATGGAGAACTAACAGACCCACCACCTAATTCAGATAATGCTTTTTTAGTTGCTAATAACGAGCTTGCTATACCTAAAGCACCACCTATAGTATTTACTGCAACCCAAGGCATACCACCTGTTAAAGGTGAAGCTGCTACAGATTTAGCATTTGCTGCTTGAGTGTTTAAAATAATTCTTGCAATACCTACAGCGTTTTCAGCAATAATAGCAGCTTTTTGTACTCCTTTATTTTTTTCTCCTAATTGTTTTAAAATACCAATACCACCTGCAACGTTATCTAAAACAGCATTTTGTATAGCTTCTTTTTGGTCTGCTTCTGCTTGTGCAATTCTATTTCTTGCTTCAGCATAAGATTTTTCTAAATTGTTTCTTTGTTCTTCTGTTAGTGTTTTATCTTCTAATAAAAGATTTTCTTTATTTTTTAATTCTTCTCTTTTTGCTTCAAATGTTAAATTATCAAATTCTTTTGTAAGCTCAAGAGCAACAATTTTTTCTTCTTGTTCTTTTAATGTTTTAGCTGCTTGTTTTTCTTTATCTTCAGCATCAAATTTATCTTGTAATTCTTTTTCTTTTGTACGTTGTGCTTCCTTTAAAGCGGTTGTGTCATTACCATATTTTTCGGCTTCAGCAATTAAATTTTTGTATTGCTCTTGTACTTGTTTTAATTCTTCAGCTCTGCGTTCTGCTTCGGTATCAATTTCACCTTGTCTAATACGTTCTAAAGCGTCTGCTTTATCTTTAGCATCTTGTATTTCTTTATCCTTAGCTTCTTTTCTTTTATTTGCTGCATCTGTACTAGCTTGTTTGTCAATTCCTTGTAATGAAAGTTGCAAACCTGCTTTATCATTTTTAAGTTTCTCAATACTTTTTAAACTTTCTTTTCTTGTAGCTTCTGCGGCTGCTCTTTCTGCTTCAGGGTCAAATATTAAACTTGCACCTTTATCTAATAATTTGCTAAAACCTTTTGACAAACCAAAATCTTCACCTACTGCAGCACCTATACTATCAATAGTTTTTAAAACGGTTTGAAACGGGATACTTAAAAAGTCTAAAATACCTTTTAAAATAGTTTTGTTTCTTTCAGCTGCTTGTATTTGTGCCTTTGCAGTTATATCATTTTGCACAATTTGATTTTCAGTTGCTTTAATTACTTGGTCTGTTTGAGCTATTTTAATTTTTAAAATATCCTTTTCGCTTTTACCTTGTAATTTTAAAACATTATCTTGGCTGCCTATTGTGTCTAGTTTACTTTGTTCTGCATCTAAATTAGTTTGAGCTAATTTGTTTAAACTTTCTTGCTCACTACTTACACCATTAACTGCGGTTTTAATATCATCCCAATAAGCAACAACAGCACCTAAAGCAATTAACAAAACACCAATACCTGTAGCAGCTATTCCTGTTTTAATTCCACTTAAAGCAGCTTTTGCAGAAGTACCTAAAGCTTTAAATGAAGTAGCACCCTCACGAATACCACGTACACCCTCTGCTAACGCCATTGCACCCTGTACTTTTAGTATTGCTTGTTCTAATTGTTCAGATTGCCCACCTGTTAAAGCCATTGCACCCTGCACACCTGCAAAAGCAGAAGTAACACCTTGTAAAGCACCACCTAATTTAGCATCAAATGTAGTAGCAGCAGCATCTACAGCTAAATCGGTTTTCATTTGTACCTGTCTATAATTACCAACGCTTGCTAATAATTCTTTGTACTCATTACTTGCACTTTGCCCAGCTAAAGCTAATTCGTAAAGTCTATCTTCAGCTTCACCCATACGAGCAGTAAGTGGTTTTAAATCACCATAAACTTCTTCAAATGTAGCATCAACACCTTTAGCAGATTTATCTACTTGCAGTAAAGCATCGTTTAAATTCTTTAAACCACCTACCGCTTGTAAAGAATTAACATCAATTTCTATCGTTTTTGTAATTGCCATTTTATTGCTCTTTTAAGTTCGGTTAGTGTATCTGGTAATTTATATTTTCCTTTTGCTATATCTATAGCTTCGCTTGTTCCAAACTTTTGAAATTCAAGCATTTGTATTACTAATTTAAGCATTTTGTTTTATTACTATTATATCGTTATTATCACTTTGTATACTTGTAATTTGTGCAACTCCTGTAAAGTTACCACGCATTTCAATTTCTACGTAATCGTCAAAACTATTAACTGATATTATTTGTCCTACTGGGTTATTTAATATAGTCCAAGCTAAACGTTTATTTGAAACTGTATCTATTGTAAAAGTTAGCCCTGTATTTTCAAGTTCTATAAAATCTGAATTATTAAAAGTTAAAGTTCTAAAATCCTGTATCAATTCAAACTTACTTTCAAACGTGTCTAAATCAGTTGTAAAACTATTTATAATATACCTTTTGTCACGTATTATAATTCTATCGTTTAAACGTAACGCTAATAGTTCAGAATAAGGTAAACGCATTGCAACCTTAACCATTCTAGATTTGATAGAATATAAGTTATTTAAATAATCAAAATAATAATCTTTAAATAACGTGTTGTTAATTGTTTGTAAATTATAGCTACTATATTCAATACCCCAATTTAATGTATGTATATTGCTTTGATATTTTACATCTTGACCAAATACATTATAGTTTGTAATTTGGTTTGTAGTAGTACCATTATTAAAATAGAAATCACAAGTAGCGTTTTCGTATTGGTATAAAATAATTGGTTTTGGAATATATGGTTTAAAATCTTTGTTAAGAGAATACCCCACCTGTAAATTAGTACTTGTAAATTTATTAAAAGTTAAATTTTCAAATGGTAATTTAATAGTATAATCGGAACCATCATTATTAAATTGATAATTTAAACTACCGTATTCTTTTGAAGCGTTATCATAATAAGCACGATTTAAAAAACTTTCAGATTTTTCATATTCAAAATTTACTTTTTTATATGGTTTTATCCTTTCATATTCAAAATCAGTAATACAATTTTCTGAATAGTCTTTTATTTCTCCTTGGTAATACCAATTTTCTAACTGCTCTAATGTGTATGTAGTTTCATCAAAACTAAAAGCTGTTAGATTAAACATTTTTAAAATGCTACTAAAGAAATCAGATACTTTAATATCTGGCATAAAACTCGGTAAATCTAAATTTGCTATTGAAGTGCCACTACCATTACCAGAAGTTGTAAGTGTGTTTAAAGTATTATTTGCATCATCATATTCGAATATATTACTTGTAACAGAATTACTATAAGTAACAGCAGAAGTTGTGCTTAAATAAACTTTATATGTGCCACCTGCTACAGGTAATTGAAAACTCGCACTAGTACCTGTACCTGTTATATTAAAAAGAAAAGCATTATTATTAAATACACTAACTACATAACTTGTTGAAGATGAAAATGTAAATTCATACAAACCACTTGCTACAAAAGAATAACCAGATGGCGTACTTGAGTTTAATTCACTTATTACATTTGGGTTAATTACAAAGTTATCAGCATTAATAGTTAAATAATCGTGTCCTATAACATCAATAGTATATTCCATTAATATCTTTGCACTTAACGAACTGAAAACATCTCTATTTTTTAACCACAAATACGCTTTTGTAAATCTTGTTTGAGTTAAAAAATTACCATTAAAAGAAACACCGTATTTAGTTTCTATTGCATCAAATATTCTAGCTACTTTTAAAGCAGGGAATAATTCGTTATGGTGTATATGGTGTGAGTTTTGAGATATATCATTTGTACCACCACCGCCATATTGCCAAACTCTATTACTTGAAATTAAAGGGAATGCTATATCAGTATCTGAAGTAGTTGTTATTTTATTTTGTACAACTGCACCTGTATAACTAATAGTATAATCGTTTAGCTCTGCAATATCTTTTAATTTATCTTCTTTAAATCTATCAGTTAAAGAAATTAAATTACCATAAAAAGTAATTTTATAATCTTCAATACGATTATTTTTTACAGTAGCACTTTCTAACTGCCATTTACCAACTCTAAATACTTGAGTATCTATTTCAATATATCCTGCATATCTTTGATTTTGATTGTAACCGTTATCTAATGCGTTATCGTACCAATGTCTAAATATTTCATTATTATTATCACTTGCAGGTATTGTAAAACTTTGTGAATAATCGGTAAATACTTTTGATATATCATTAACATTTTGAATAGAAGAAGTAATACTAATTTTCTCATCGTTAAATAATTCTATACGCCTAACGTAATCTATTTCTGTTGGTGTTGGTTCTACACCACCTAAATCATTAATTATATTTAATAAACAATTTTCTGCTTCAAACGTACCACCATCTGTTTGAACTCTATTAGCAAAATCGCTTATAGTATTTAAAGCAACACCATAAACACCACCTAAAGAATTAATTTCAGATACTAAACAACTATCAGCTTCAAAAGTACCACCATCAGCAATTACCCTTTCTTTAAATTTGTTTACAACTAAATCTACTGAAGCATCAATAGTTTTTTTAGTGTATATGTATAAAGCAACTTCCATTAAATTACATCGTTTATTAAACCGTAGTTAAATTCAAATTCTATTTCGTAATTTATATTTTTATCTTTTAAATGCGTTTTGTAATCAGAAGAAGTACTTTTTACTATTGCAGGTTTGTTATCCAATAGTACAACTTCGCTCATTAATAAATCTTGTATTAAATCAAAGTAATTTTCATCTACCCAACCTGTATTACATTTTATTTTTTGTTTACCTTGTTGGTTAAACGTTCTTTTTTGCCCTTGAAACACATTATAATTTATGCTACTTGGTAATAGGTTAAAATCTTTACTTGTTGTTTCTATGCTTTGTAAATTAGCTTTAAAGAATGTAAGAAACTCCCAACCACCAAAACGATTAATAAACGTACAAGTTATAGGAGTATATTTAGGCTCGCATAATTGTTCTGATTTAATTGAATATAATTGCCCTACTCCATCTTGACTTATTAAAACATCTTTGCTAGATAATAATATTCTGTACATAGACGCTTCTGATACGCTAAAAGTTTGTACTGTTGTACCATTATCTACATCATAATTACCATCTTCAAAAAATACATTTACATAACTAGTAGTAAAGTCTTTTACATATTTTTTTATACCTGTATTAAACAAAGGTAAAACAGTATTAGTATCTGAATTATTATATCCACCTATATAATCTGTATAGCCATTTAAACAAACAAAAGTTTCAGTAGATAATAACGTATAAGTATTTAAAGTTAATTCCGTATATCTTTTAACTACACAATAGCACCAAGTTAGCTCATCTTCTTCAGCAGGTACAGTAGTTGTATATGTTTTAATAGGTTTAATAAACTCTTTAGCATAGTTAGCAATATTATAAGTGTTTTCTCTTTGTGTATTGCTTGCTATCTTTTTACTTAAAGTATAAGTAGGTAAAATAGGCACTCCATTACTTTTATTGTATAAATATAATTCTACCTTGCTGCCTAATTGGTTTGCTTCATTTACCTGTATAAAGTATGGGCTTCTAATAAATATCTTTTTCATTATTTTTTATTAATTGTATATTGTAAAAATTGTTCAACATCTAAACCATACGCTTCAACTAATTCATCTGGCAAACGTTCAAAAGCTTTCTCAAATGGTTTAGTAAAAAATAAACTTGGTTTAATACCACGAAAGTAAATATTCCTTGCAACTATTTGGGCTATTGTTTTTACATTACCTTGAGTAAATTTACCTTTTGAGTCCCGCAACCTTAAATTTTTTGACTTAACCCATTTTTCTAAACCATTAGTAAAAGTATCCCAAGTTCCTGCAAAATTACCACTACCAAATCTATATTCTGATTGAGGTGCTTGTTGACCTTTTATCTTTGCATTTTTAGAAACCTTGCTCGGGTCTTTACCCCTAACACCTTTGTCTACAAATTTACCATAATCTTCCATTAAAAAAGCTAAACGAAAACTATTAGCACTTACATTAATTTCGCTATCTAAACTATTGTAAAGTTTTTTTTCGTAATTTTTACCACCATTTGTTAAATTACTTCTACTTTGCTGAATAACGTATTTAGCAAATTCGTTTAAATATTTGTTTGTATTTTTGTTATCTAACATATTGTCATATCGTTTTTAACTAACACATCAAACGTTAAGGCCCAACCTGCTAAATCGTTTTCAAAACGTTCTGTAAATGGTTCAAAGTTTGGGCTACCTGTTAATTCCCAAAAGCTATTACGCAAATCACCACGATTTAACCTATCCATTACGCGTACACCTAAAGCCATTTGAGTATTCCAAACATCTACTTTATTACTTTCATCTTTTTGATTAAGCAAATCCATTAAAAGTATAGTAATATTAAACTGAATTACATTACCTTGATGCGTTGCATTGTTTATCATTATATGTGATAAAGGGAATAATGTACGCTTTGCTAAATCTACACCAAATATATCACCCTCTGTAACTGTGTTTACAAAAGGCTCATCTAATAAAGCTTCTTTAATTTTATTTATAATACTATATACCATTACGTTTTAAATTTTTAATTTCTATTTCTGTTTTTTCTTTTTCAAACATTAACCACATCATTAATTGAGTGATGGGAAGTTTGGTAATTGCATCAAATCGTAAAATGTCGCCTTGAGCTGCTCCGTAGATTGATTGATACCAACCCCATTTTTTTCCAAAAGCTTCTTCGCTGTTTCCGATTGCTCCGCTTCGTTGTGTATAAAGTCCATCAAACCGTTCACGCAATCGTTCATTAAAGTCGAAAAAAAAACCAAGCAACCTAAAACAACATCTAAAGGCATATATTTTAAAACCTCGCTGTACTTCTCTGAGCTTTCGTATTCTTCTATTGTATATAAATCCTTTACTTTTGTTTTTATTGGTCTAAAAAGCACTGCCATTGCTTTATGAAACGTTGCTGTATCACTTAAATAGTTTTCTAAATCTATGTATTCACCAGAAGTCATATCTTCTAACTTTGGTATAAAGCCAAATTCATAAATACCCAATTTAAAAGTATTTATTAATTTAGGTTTTTGATTTAGCAATTCGTTTAAATGATTTAACAAATCATCTGTATCAGCTAAACGAATACGAGCCACGTCTTTTAATTCTATATTACAAAATATTTCAATAGTTTTTTGATTAACAAATTCACTCGCTTCATTATCCTTAACCAATTTTTCAAACCTTTGATATTGATAAAGAGTAATTTCGTTTAGCGTTTCTGGTATTTTAATATCTATTTTCATAAGCATTTATTTAAAAACATTAAAGTTGATTTTTTGTATAAAATAAAAAACAACTAAATTTGATTAGTTGCTAATTTGTATGCGTGTATTAATTTTTTTATTTCTCCTACATTACGTGGTAAGTTAATAGTAACTTGTTTACCTGTTTTTTTTAATATGTGTACTTCTACCACATAAATCATTTCGCCATAAGTTGGTTGGTTAGTAGACATAATAAGAACCTTTGTTTGGGTTATCTAAATGAAAGGTAACATTGTAACGTATTGCATCTATAGCGTGGTTAAAATCATCTATATACAATTTACTACCTTTGTTTAAGTAAGCATAATTGTTTAATTCCTTTGCAATATTACTACTATCGTTATCAACTATAATATCATAATCTAACATCATAGTAACACCGCTTTCAATAGTACCTTTTTTAATTGGTTCTATGTTTAAACCTTTGTGCCTTAAATCTACTATTAACCTATTCTCTGCACTATCAGCTATTATCAATTTATTAGTTGCTTTATCTGTACATATTTTTGCCAATTCTTCCATACGTAAACCATTCTGATACAAATGCTCTTTAACGTAAATCTTTTTATGGTCTTTGTCTATTGCAACTTCAATAAGTGTATCAGGGTCAATACTAAAACCAAAGTCCAAACCAAATGAAGTAGGTAAATTGTTTGGGTTAAACGTTCCAAACTGCCAATTAGTAAATACAACTCCTTCTGCTTTGTCTAACCAACCCCCTAAAATTTGATGCTTGTACTTTTGAGGGCGTCTTACTTTCATATCCTCAATTTGAAGTATAAAAGATTGTGAAAGATTTTTGAAGTTATCCTCGTAAGTTGTGTGAATGTATGTTGTATCGCCTTTAACCAAGTTACTACCGTCGGCTACTCCTTTGCTTTCGTAGAACCTTTTATAAATGAAATGCTCTTTTGTTGCAGGGTTTAGTACTAGTATAACCCTGTTTTGCACTTCCTTAGCACGAATTGAAAAGTCTATCTTGTCGAAAGTATCTTCATCGTTAAGTTCTTCTGCTTCATCTAATACCCACGTAGTAACTCCAGCTAAAGATTTTAAGTTTGCAGTTTGTGTACCGCTGCTTGTTTTAATACCTTTAAATAAAATTTTGCTACCTGTTTTAAGGTTTATAATTTCATCTTTAGTAATGTAAAAATCTTGGGTTAAATTGGCTGTTTCTATTTTATCAATAAACTCAGGTATAATTGAAACGTGAGCAGAAGTTAAAGTATAACGAGTAAATAATATTACGTGGCCTACTTCGTAAGTAAGAAGTAGTAAAAACGAATTAAGGGAGTAGGATTTACCGCTTCCCCTACCCCCTGTAATTACAAAGTACCTACTATTTGCCCCGAGTAAGTTATATTTTTCATTAAGATTTATCACCAATTTTAAATATATCCTTAATGTTAAAGTCGTTTATGTTATGCGTAGTTTCAACTGTTTCTTTTGGTTTACCAAATATATGCTCTGCAATAAATATCTGACCTCTTTGGCTATCCATTAAAGTATTTTTAACAAATGTTTTCTTTGCTTCGTCATCTGTTTCAGTATTGTATAATTCCTTTAAAGCGTTTACAAACAAAGTATTTACTTTTTGCTCATCTACTTTAGGTTTTCTACCTGCGTTTTTATTACCACCGTTATATTTCCTTTTATCTTCCATAAATCAAAAAAGTATTCATTAATGATTATACAATAGTTGCATCGTAAACTTGCTGTAATTCTCTTATCATATCTCTCCAACAAGAACCACAGCTTGTACTTTGAAAGTTAATATTAAATACTTCTTTGTAAATAGCTTTTAAACGTTCTTGTAGTTTAATTGTAAGTTGGTCTGGTTGGTTAGGTAAGAAGTCTTTAAGAAACGTTATACTATCTTCTGATAAACAATTTAATGTTTTATCTTCTGTACTTCTGTAACTCCATAACTTGTTAAGCGTTTCTTTTCTATCCTCGCATCCACAGTTAATACCTGTTACTTCGCTTATCTTATCTACTACTGCTTTAATTCCTGTAGCTGTAGTTATTTGTTCTATTGTATCTCCTAAGCCTTTTGCTTTTTTAGTTCGTGCCATATTTTTTAATTATTTTTTTATGATATAATTTATCTTTTTTTGTTATTGTATAATTTCCTTTTCTTAATTCGTTTAATACATTTGCAACCATAAAAATTAATTGAGCATCATCATTAATTGCTTTATCTTTTATTTCAAATTTGCTTAACGAATTAAAATCTATGTATTTATAGAATTCTATTAAACCAAAAACATATTTTATAAAAGTTTTATTATCTGTCATATTATTTTAATTCAATTTCTATTTTTAAATCTTTATCAAATGGCATATCAATATTTTTTGTTATAATACCATTTGAATATCTCAATCTATAACATAAATATCCATTTTCTGATTGATAAGTTAATTCTACACTTTGTAAATAATATTTATTATTTGTTGCATCCATATTATTTTAAATTATTATAATCTTCTTGGAATAACTCCCTTAACTTTTTTTTATGCCCTTTTAGTGAATGGAATATAGAAACGAAACTTATACCTGTTTCTTTTGCTAATTTACGCATACTTAAATCACTATCCCTATAAATGGTAAATAGTTTTTTGTCGTACATATCCCAGCTATTAACTTCGGCTTCGCATTTGCTTCTAAACTTGTGCCATTCTATAGCGTATTCCTCATCAAAATCAGGTTGTACTGCTTCATCTACAAAATCTACAATAGTAAATTTATTATAAAAATGCGTTACATAAACACTACGTATTACAATAAAAATATATCCTTTGTTTAGCTTACCATTGGTAAAGCATTTATCCTCACTTGAATAAAGGTGCAGCTTAATATAAGTTTCCTGCACTATATCTTCATAGTTTATTTTATCGAATATCTTTGCGTATTCAATTAATTGCTTGTGGTGTTTATATAACTTTTCTAACATTACACAAATGTTACAAAAACATTTTATATTATTAAAACATCATTGTAACATATTTGTATAAAGTTATTAACTATTCTTTTATTTCTTCTGCTTCTGTAAATTGTTCTAAACAACTACTGCATAAATCACTCCAAATGTAATGCCTTTCTGCACCACAACAATAACTGTATTCTGTCATATATTATTTGTTTAGTTCTTCTATTATTTGTAAATCTTGATGAATATCTATTAGCATATTTACTGCATCTTGGTAATCTTCGTTTAGTATAGCTCCAATTACTATATCTATGTCGTTTATTATTGTTTCTAAATTCATAGTATAAAGAATAAAATTGTAAAGAATGTAACCCAATAAACTGTAATTAGTAATACGTCTGATAATGTTAGTTTTGCTTTCATAATTTTTTTGTTTTAATTGTTAATAATTGTTTGGCAAATATACAAATACTTTTCTAATAAAAAAATTTTTTATTACTTTTTTTTTATTTTAAATAACTATCAAACATTTCAGGGTTAATTTCTCTTAATTTATGCCAATCATCATTAGTATAATCTAATAGCATTTTATCCCAAAACTTTGTATTTTTTAATACTTTGTTTGCTTTTAAATAATCAGCTACCTGTAAATTACTCATTAACTTATTTACTTTAGTTCTTATTGGAATGTTTACTTTTGGTTTAGGTTCATAATCTTTACCATCGTAATATTTTTTAAAACTCCATTGTTGTTTATAACTATCTTTTTGTTGTTGTATTAAATCGTAATATTTTTTTATATACTCTTTATCTTTGTTTATATATGCTTTTACAATTAGTTTAGAAGCCTTATCTGTTTTATAGGTTTTCATTTTTTTAAAGTAATTGTAAATATTTGAGCGTTTACAATTAATATCATTTGTTACGCTACGTAATATTTCTGCTTGTTTTAAATGCTTTAATTGTTTATATTGTTGTTCTACATATAATGCTTTTAAAACTGTATTTACTACGGTTCTATTTTGTAAAGTTAAATCTACTCCTAAAGTTTCTTTTATTTCGTTAATTGTCATTGTTTAAATTTTTATGTAAATGAATAATCGTTTTGTTAATTGCTAAAGTTATTTCTCCTTGTGCTACTGGTTTTGTAAATCGTGTTACTTCGCCATTGTATTTATATTCAATCCACCATTTAAAGTTATTATACGTTGGATAAACTTCATACCCTTGTTTTAATAGCTCGTAATATTGTTTACTTGTATCAGGTAGGTTTTCTATTTCTTTACGCTTTGCCATTTAATTCTTTTGTTTTTACTCTGTAGATAGCAATTAGTTCTTTTATATCCTCAATAGTCAATAGAGCGGGTTTATTTCTATCATTTAGTAGTTGGTTATATTCTTCTATGCTTAAAATATTTTGAAGCCTTAAATCGTATTCTTTTACGTTTCCGTGTTTATCCCTGTTACAGTGAACGCATTGCCCAAAAACATTATTTTCATTAAAGCGTAAGTTTGGATAAGCACCTACTGAAAAAAAATGTCCTGCATCGTATTTACCTACTAACTTTTTATTACAACTTATGCAGTTTTTATCTTTATCCCTTGTACGTATGTAAGTATTAAAAACCTTTTGGCAAATATTTAAGTAATCAGATTTTGTCATTAACTTTTCCTTAAGTACTTTCTTTTCTTTTTGCCAATCGTTTGCTTTTTTACTTTTCATATAATCAATAGCACATTTTGGGCTGCAGCATATTTGAGTATTATTCTGCGGTGTATATTTATCTTTACAGCTTACGCATTTTCTTTGATATACTTTTTGCATTAGAATAGTTTTTGCTGTGATACGTGGTTTTTAATTCTTTGAATAGCCTTATCGTAATACTCTTTATCCAATTCACAAGCAGTAAGTTCAAATCCGTAATCGTGACAAGCTATTGCTATTGAGCCTGAGCCTAAATGTGTGTCAAGTATTTTGTCGTTTTCTTTTGCGTATTTATCAATTAACCACTTATATAATTGTGGCGGTTTTTGTGTTGGGTGAAATTTCTCTCTTTTGTTTAAATATGCAGAATATCTAAATATTTTATTGGCACCACTAAAAGAAGTCCAAGCATATTCACAATCTGAAAATGACAAACCTTCAGGTATTTCTTTATCCCAAATTATAAACTTATTACATATTCCTAAATTAAAATAATTACCACCCCATATAATTTGATTTTTTGAAACTCTAAAAAGTTCTACAAAGTACTCATCACTTGGTATTGAAGTATCCCAATCTTTAGCCTTCCATTTTCTATTTTTAGATTTTGATGCTTTAGGTGTATTACCTATACCCATATTCATATTAGCTAAATCAATTCCATAAGGAGGGTCTACAATAGCTAAATCAAAATAGTTATCAGGGTAACGTTTCATAAGTTCCATGTTATCCTCGTTTGTTATTGTTATTTTATCTGTTATTTTCATTACTCTAAATTTAAAGTTAAATCATCGTTTGGACTTGGTAACGTAACACCAAAGTATTCAAATGTAAAGTTATTAATTTCTGCGAGTAAATCCATAAATTGACTTGTTGAAAGTTCAGTAGTAGATTTTATTCGTTCTATTACTTCGCCTGTTTCTTCGTTTACAAATAGTGCTTCTTTTAAAAACTTTAGTTTAATTAAATCGTGGGTGCTTTCATTTGTCATTATATGCCCAGCTTCTTTTAAACAATTTTGTACTATTGGAATAATCACACCGTAATAAAATCTGTTTTGCTGTGTACTTCTTTTCTTTTTTGCCTTTTCTATTTTAATTACAATTTGCTTACCCTCAAAAGTTTGTATTGCATCTTTAATTAAATTTGTATTGCGTGTTAAAGTTCCGTTTTTAACCTCGCTTCTAATTTCGTAATTCATTATTCAATTAAATAAGGTAAACCATTACTATTAACATCAAAGTTAAAATCATCAAATCTATAACCTCTTGAGAATGGATTTGAAACGTTTATACTACCATCTTCATTTTGCTCTAAAGATATAACATTTTCTGCTTTTTTTAATACATAAGTTCCTAAATGTCCTAAAGGTTTTCCTGTGCTTCCAGATTTATGTATAACAGTCATAACGTGTATTCCGTATTCATAAGTCCATTTAGTTAGATAATCAGCAGCTTGTTTACTCATAACTATATCATTTGTATTTTCTATTAAATCAGCAATACCATCAATAGAAACAAATTTAACTTTTGTATTATATAACTTATCTTGATTAGCTAAACAATAATCTATTAACTTCAATCTTTGCTCACTTGGTAAATTACGTGTAATATAACATTTATAGTTAGGATATAAACCGCCTACCATATCATTTACTCTTCTAAATGTTCTTTGTGCATAGTAAGCACCTTGCTCAGTATCAAAATCTAATATAGTAAAATCTTCTTTACGGTGGCTTTTAATGTTTGGGAATAATTGATTAGTATTACCACCAATAAAACTTGCTATAAATGCAGATTTAATAAATGATTTCTTTTTTTTACTTTCAGCTATAATAGCAGAAAACTCACTTGAAGTACATAATGAAGTAGGATAACTATTACCTTTGTAAGTATGTTCTCCAATAGATAAAAGTGTATCAGGTGGTAAAAGTTCCTCGCTTAAATCTACATAACTGCTTTTTTCAATATCATTTATATTAAATTCAAATTCTTTTAAATTTTCTTCGCTAATTAATTCATCAAAATTTATATCCATTATGTATAATTATTTGCGTTAGTAATAAATTCGTTAATTGTTTTTTCAAAAGATTTTTTAACATCATCAAACTCCCATTTTTCTATAATGTTTTTGCTAAATTCTTTTTCGTATTTTTTAATTATTTCTAAATTATTATTTTTACTTTGTAAATCCTGCACTAATTCAAAATTGATACCTTTTGATTTCATTAAGTTTTGCAAAGATTGTAAATTTAATTCATTTGTCAATCTTTCTATGTGAGAAATTAAAGGTAAATCTAAATCATTTTGTACTTCTTTAATTGATTGGTTTATATCTCCGTGTCTTAATAAAGAAAAAAACATATTAGCAGATACTATTTTAGCAAATAAAGTCTGTTCTGTAACTCTTAATTCTGTTAGCTCGTTTATTGTTTCCTGTAAAGTTTTTAATGCTTCAAAATCTTCTTTAAAAATTAACTTCTTTTCGTAAAGTCTTTTAAAACTATTACCAAGTCTTTTAAATGCACCTTGCGATTTCCAACTCATAATTTAAAATGTTAGAGGTTTATGTGCATTTTGTTTATTTACTTTTGAATACCAATCAGCATCAAACCCACCCCAACTTTTCTCAACACATTTTTCTAAAACTTCATTAATTGAATATCCGCTTTTATTGTATTGTATTACAAATTTTTTAAATGCTGTTTCTGTGTTTGTAAGTTTTTTGTTTTTACGTACTTTAATCCAATCTGAAACTAATTCTTTTTTAGCACCTAAATTAATCAAAGAATTATAAAAAGAAAAAGGCAAAGGCTTATTTATATATTCTTCTTTCTCTTTTACTTCTACTTGTAGGCAAGGGGTATCTGTACCCCCTACATCACCCCCTTGCGTAGGGTGTAAAATAGTTTTAGTTTTATCTTCATAACCTTTAACTTGGCTATCAATAGAATTGGTTTGTGAAATGTAGGCAAACTTTGCCATTCCTGTTAAATTTGTAGGTTTAATTCCTAAAAATTGTCTGTCTAATAATGCTTCAATAAAAGCTACTTTGTCTTTGTCTGTTTCCAACTCATTATAAACATCGTAATAAGAGCGAAAAAAATTAAATCCTTTTCTTTTTGTTAATTTTAACATATTATTAAAAAGTTAATGCCCTACTACAAGCGGTGGACGTCGCAAGTAATAAGGCATTTATAATATTTTTATAGTAGCGTCCACTCTACAAATGCAAATATAGTATTTTAATTTAAACCTGCAAAATTAATTGCAGGTTTTTATTAACAATTTTAAAAAGGTAAATCATTTGCAGCTTGTTGTAATACTTCTGATGGTGCTGTAAAAGTTTCTGCTTGTGTAGTTGTACTTGCATCATCTTTATCTATTCTCCAGCCATTTAAGCTACAATACCATTTACCGTTATAAGAATTACCACGTATGTTAATTCCTACCTTTACAGATTGCCCTATTGCGTATTTATCTAAAACATCGCATTTATCTTGCACAAAATCAATAGGCACTTCTTGAGCGTATTGCTCATTTGTTTTAACTACTAATAATCTTTTTTTGAAAGTTCCTGCACTTCCTACTGTTTCTGTATTTCCAATATGGATAATACTACCAATTACTTCACTCATTTTTATTTAATTTAATTGTTTAATTATTTTTTTAAGTTTCTTTTTAAGTCTTTTATTTTCACTTTTTAAAAATGCTATTTCAAATTCTAAAATTCTATTTTCTATTTCTTTTTTACCAAAAACAAAATGATTATTTTTTATTTTTACTTCTCTTTTAGGCCTTAACCAAGTTGGAACTACGTATGCCATAATTATTTACGTTTAAAATCTTCGCTTTCATCTTCTCCAAATACTCCCAATTCATAAAACCCTGTTAGTTTTAATACTGCTCTACTCATTGCACGCTTTTCTGCCATTTCCATAACATACCAACTTTGAGTATTACCGTCTTTAAAACTATCGCCTTTTAAAGCACTACCAAAAGTTTCAATTCGTGTATTTTCTTTTATTGCAGTTGCCTTAACTACGCAAAATTTAGGTTCGCAAGTTATAACATCATAACTTATTTGTACTTTTTCTTTTGCTTGTATCTTATCAATACCACTACGAGTAATAATAATATAATGCTGGTGCTTGTATACATCATCTTTAGTTAATTCAAACTTAACGTAAAGCTCTTTTAATTTATCTACATTCATAATTTTAGTATTTAATTGTTAAACTATCTGCTGAATATTTTACTGATACTTTTGGTACATCATTACCGTAAGCATCAAATACATCCATTCTTTGTGCAAGTTTTAATAATTCCTCACGCTCTTTTAAATCTGCGTTTAATTGTACCCAAATTGCATCTTCTGAAAATTGTATCATTTGGCGACCGTTTATAGGGTTTATTTCTATTCCGTATGCTGTTTGCTTTTCACGTGGTAAAGACGCTTTTAATTCATCTCTAACGTTGCTTATTGCAGTTGTTAAACGTTCTGCTTGTGCAAACGCTTCTACTTTATCAATATCACCTGTATCGATTAGATTTTTAGCGAATGTTTTTGAAGATAATTCTAACTCTTTTTTTGTTAATAGAAAGTTATTACTTTCTACTTCTTGTTCCTGCATTAGCATTAATAAATTTTTAGTTGCTCCCATAATTTTTAATTTGTTTTAATTTTTGTTGATATATATTTGATGCTTCTTCTGGTGTGTTAAAGATACCTAAATATTCTCTAAAACCATTTATTGTAATTCTTGACATATATTTTTTTCCACTTTTATTTACACCTGCAGGAGTTCCACTTTTAATAGTTCTTTCTTTAGATGAATTTTCTCTTTGAGTAATAATTTGTAAATTGTTTAAATTATTATTTTGTTTATTACTGTCTATATGGTCAATAACCATTTTAAAACCACAAGTTTTATGATTTAAAAAACTTTCGCAAACCATAATATGTATTTTTTTATTTTGCTTTTTATTTTCTTTACATAAACTAACCATTAAATATCCCCCTCCGTCTAAACTTGGTTTTAACATTTTTTCTTTTAAAACTTTATTTCCACCCCAATTGTGCTTTACAATTCTTTTTAATGCTTTTACTCTGCCAAAATTGCTTACTTGATAAAGTCCTTCGTAATCTAATACGTCTTTAAATATTTCTTTTTCCATAAATAAAAAACCAGCAAATCAAAAGGTCGTCGTCTTTATCAATGCTGGATTTTGTATAATATTGTTATTTGTAGCGACGACTCTACTATGCAAATATACAAAAACTTTTTTAATTGACAAACTTTTTATTACTTTACTCTGTTATCATTGTATAATTTTTACGAATAACTGTATCTATTTTAAAAGCTAATTCATTTAAATACGTTCCTTTAGATATTTGTTTACTTTCAAATATTGCATCCATCATTGGCTCAAGTGAATTTTCTAATTCTTTGCCTTTGTCTATAATTTCTTTTGCTAAAAAACTATTTGCTTCTATATCGTTTAATTCTGTAATTAGTAAATAAGTTAAAGTTGCAATTTTATGGCTGCTTAAATTGTGCTTTTTATTTGTTTGTAGTTTCATATTAATTTTGTATTGGTTGTTGAAATACTGTATCTTTTACAGTTGTATAAGGTAAAGCTGCACGTCTATTAAAATAATTGCTTACATTGTTATTTTCGTTTATTGCTTCTAATTTACGTTTACTTAATTCTTCTTCAAAATCACGTTTTAATTCTAAAAATAAATTAATACTTTGTGCAGTTGTTTTATCTCTAAATAAAATTAATTTTAAATCTAATAATTCTTCTGATTGGTTTTTAACCCCAGCTAAAATATTCCAATAATTTGTTATTCTTTTTTTCATAATTTTAAATTTTAGTTATTATTTCGTTTTCTACTAATATTAAATCTTTATCAATTAAACCTTTTTGCTTTAGTATTTTAGCAAGGTGTACAGCTTCTTTTAAATTGTACTGTTTTTTCTTTTGATAGTGTAATAGTTGAGTACTTACTCCTGTATGCTTACTTAACCTGTATGCGGTTAAATTTGTTTGCCTTAATAATTGTCCTATTGCATTCATTATTTTATTTGGTTTTTAAGTTGTTCAATAGTTGCTTGTAATTCTCTATTCTGCTTTTCTAATTTTGTTAAATAATCTTCTATTTTAATAAAAGCCAAACCTACTTCTGTTTGTGCCATTACTTCAAAATCTACTGCTTCGGTGTGATAAAGTTCCTCAACTTCAATACCTAATTCTTCTAAATCGGTTCTAAATAAATTATTCATATCTTATTTTTTAAATTTGTCGTTGTAGTATTGTTCATTCAATTTAAAAGTATTGTCGCTATCTGAATAACCATCTTCGTAAGCATCAATAATCTGTTGCTTTTCCATTTCTTTGGCTTGTTCCATAATTTCTATTTGATTAAGAGTTGGGTATCTTAATTTAAATAATTGGTCTATTAACCACTCAACTGCTGTCATATTACTTTCCATCGAATAAATCTGTTAAAGGGTTAATATCAAATCTTTTTGAGTTGGTTTCCTGCAATAAATACAATGCGTGTTCCATTTTTAAACTTGTCCAAGCAACCTCACTTTTTAAAGCGTTTATTAAATTACTTGCAGTTGTTGGGTAAAGTCTTTTAGTTTCTTTCAACTTGTTTCTGTTTTCTTTACTTAATTTTTTCCAAAGTGTTTTCATAATATTTTGTTTTAGTTATTAATATGGTACAAATATAAAACGTTTATTTTTAATAAAAAAATATTTTACTAATTATTTTATAAAAAAAGAGCTAATTTTTTGTTAGCCCTTGAAAACATTGGTAAAAATATTTTAAAATAATTTTTTGTAGTAGCCTATTCCGATACGTTTTTCTGTATCAAATGAAAAGTTAAGTATATTTCCTTTCTTGTTTTGTATTCCAATTCCTGCAGAAAATAAAGGCTTATTTAGTTGCAAGTTATTAGCTACGTTTACACCTAAATATAAATTGTTTTTTTGTTTGGGTGCATCTACTTTTAATTCTTGTGGCTTTATTGTGTAGTCTAAACGCATTTGCTTTACATTACCCATCACTTCACCGCTAACTTGGGCGTTTATATACTTATCATCAAATGTTTGTTTAAAAGCGTTTATTTCGATTGCTTTGTTATATGCTTGTATTTGTTGCAAACTATCCATTTTTAAAAACTCTAATTGCATCTTATTATTTTCTTCAAATAGTTTATCTATTTGGTTTACGTAAAATCCAGTTCCTGCAGTATCTTTTATTGTTCTAATAATAGGCACGTTAATTACTTTTTCTTTTGTTACAATCGAACCTTTTATTTCTTTTGTAACTACCTTAATTTTTTCGGCAGTTTGTAATTCAGTATTGCAACCACGAAAAAATAAAACGATAAATAATAATATCCACCCTAACCAAGTTAAATAATTTATTCTTTTATTAGTTGCTTCCATCTGCTAATTCTTTTATTGTGTTGTTAATACTTTCTTTTTGGTAACCTAACTGAATTAATAAACCTGTAATAATTTCAATTACTTCGCTAATTTCTAAATCGTCTGTTTCGGTTTCTACTGTATAGGTATTTCCGTAATTCTTAATTTCTATTTTCATATTTTATTCTTAAAATTTTATGATATACTTTGTTTACGCTTTCTTTGTTGCAACCACGATTATAATTAAATTTTATAATTCGTAATATTCTTTGTAAATCTGACATAGTTAAAATATAAATGTTAAACGTTGTACTTGTCCGTGTTCTTTATCGTGTATGTAACCCTCAACTGCTTTTGGTGCGTGTTGATACCCGTTTCTATGGTGCCAACTATCTGTTCCGCTTGGGCTTCTTAAAGTTTCTACGCATACACTCATATAATCTTTGCTAATTTTATGGTGCATATGGTGTGTATAAATATATTTATGTTTGCAACTACTCCAATCTTTACTTTCATTTGCCATTAGCAAAGGTAAATCTTGAGGCTTTGCACCATCGCCGTGAGTAGTTCCAATTAAATTTTTACCATAAACAAAGTATTTTCTATGTGCTATTGTAGTATCAAATGTAACGTTTTTACAATCTTTAAAATGCGTTTCAATTACTTGAGCTAAAAAGAAACCATTTGTATAATCGTGGTTACTTGGATTGTAAACCACGTGTACATCAGCAATAGACATTAATATTTCTACAATATCTACGTATAATTGTTTTGCAATCAAAAAATTAGTGTGCCACATTCCATCTGTATCTTGTGGCGTTCCGCTTGTTGTAGTTCGTTTAGTATTGTCAATATGTAAAATATCGTTACCAATAACAAATAATATCTTATCAATACTATTTTCTTTAATTTCATTTAAAATGCCCTTACAACCATTTAAAACACGTTGTACTGCTATTTGATTATTATATGCTTCTCCAACTTCAAAAGCACTGCATAATTTACCAATATGAATGTCTGCAGGGTCGAAAACAAATAACCTTTTATTTTCGTTATTTTTTTTTCTTTTAATTGTTGGGTATTTAGGTACGTAATTTTGTAGCTCTTTTAATAATTCCGTTTTAATTAATTCTAAATCGTTTTCAGAATTTTCAACAAAGTTTGGGTTCTTAACAAAAATACTACTTTTCTTTGTTTTTAACCACAAATGTTTTACCGAAGTATTTGGTACGTCTAATTCATCTGTTGCATCAAACACGCCCTCGTGTGTATCTAATAAACGCTTTCTATTTCTTTTAACGTAGGTGCGAAGTAAATCTACTTCTTTACTTTGATAACAGCTTTCTGTTGTTTTTAATAATTTCTTTGCAATTTCAGTATCTGTATTGTTCCTATTATCTTGTAATAGTTCCGTTAATTGCAAATCGTAATTTTTCCATTTTGAAACGCTCATAATTTTTTTTGTTTAAAAGTTTTAACAAATATATAAAAAAGTTTTGTATAAACAAATATTTGTATTATATTTGCGTATTCATAATTTGTTTTGATTAATAGTTAAGAAAAAACCCTTGCAGTATTTGTAAGGGTTTTTTTGATTAAATATTTTTGTATTCTTGTTTGGCTTCAAAACTTGGGCAGGCTTTTTTAACTCCTTCAAAATCTTTATGTCCTTGTACTATTGCATTTGGGAATTGTTTTTTAGCTTGTTTAATTAATTCTAATAAAGCAAATTTTTGTTTTGGCGTTCTTGTATCTTTTGGCTTTCCTTTTTCATCTATGCCGCCAATATAACTAAAATGTATTGAAGTAGAATTAAAACCTTTAACACCATTAGTAGGTTTTTCGTATTTTTCTAGTTCATAAATAACACCGTTTGCATCTATTAACCTATGATAACCTACAGACTTCCATTTTAAAACATCTTT